ATCCCTCGTACTGATGTTCGCCCACATGGATGATTGGGTCATTAACAAAGACATAACATTTACCCCCAATATCTTTCCAAAGCTTACAAAAAGAAAAATCTTCACCTAAATAAGTCTTAGTCTCAGGGTCGTGTATGCAATCAAAAAAGTTCCATAAATGAGGTCTATCTACATACTCACCATTTATAACTGTTTTTTGAACTATGTTTTTATTTGGATACTTTTCTATCATCTTGTCAAACACTGATCTTTTAATCAACATACATCCTGTAGGGCTATGTGTAACTTCCATAACACCGCTATCTAAAGTAATTTTATTAGCATCTGCTACTTTCATTGGGTAGGTGTTTAGCCATCTATGTATATCTCCAGCGTTTTTAACTTCACCATCATTCCACTTTTTATAAAGCTTATCCCACATCATAGTTTTAAGTGGGTAAGGAATAGATATTAATTCTTTGTCTAAATCTAACATTTTAATAATAGATTCTGCTCTAAAATATATATCAGAGTCTACAAATAACATATGAGTACAGTTAGATTCTAAGAATGCTGACACACATAAGTTTCTTCCTTGAGTAACTAAAGAAGATTTTAATAAAGTAAATGTAATTCTTATGCCCTTTTTAATACATAGTTGTTGAAGTTCTAAAAGGGCCTGTGTGTAATGCATAGTCACATCACTATGACAAGGTGTACAAATCATAATGTTATAAGGTGACTTAGTTGTTTTCTTTTCTTCTTTTTGTCCGGTGTCCGGTTTCCACATAGGAAGAGTAGCTTTTTCGTATGAGGATACCTCAACTTCTTTTAATGTTTGGTACGTGTCTTCATTTATTGTTTCTTTCATTCAAAGCTCCTTTCAAAAAGTTTGTCCATTCCATACCCTTTTTTTCCCAGTTATAAAATCTTTTATAAAAGTCTTGTTGCTGTTGTAGGTGTTCTTGCATAAAATTTTCATGTAAATAAGATGCTGCAACATTAATAGCTGCTCCTGTATCCTGTGCCATCTGTTCGTAATTTTTTGAGTAGTTAATGTATACTGGCCACTCTGCACAAGTTTCATACAAAGCCCCAAAGTTATTAGTTATTACATGTACACCAGAAGCTAAAGCTTCTAAAGCTGACGCACAAGATGTTTCTTCAAATATAGATGGGTACACAAACATGTCATAGTTAGGCATCATTTCTTTTATGTACTCATGGGGTTTGTAACCAATATAATTTACGTTAGGTAATTTATTAGCTTGTTCGTATAAAGCTTCAAAATCTTTTTCAGTGTTATCTGAAAACTCAGATCCGTATACTTTACAAGAACTATAAACATCTAATTTTATATGAGGGTTATCTATCTCCTGCATTGCACGTAACAATACATTTAAACCTCTCCATGGGGTGCAGTGATGTATTAATTTTATTGGAGTTCCTCTTTTATAAATTTTTCTTATAGGAAAGGTATCAATACCGTTTTTAATAACTACACATTTTTCAGTAGGAATATCAAAAGCATACCTAAACTTTTCGTAATTCCAATGACTATTAAATACATACCAATCATATTCATCATGTCTTTTTTTATTAGTAAAAAATTCTTGTAAGTTAGGTTGGTCCCAAGAGTTCTTCTGCCAAAGAATATTTAATTTGTTCGGGTCTATTGGAACTTTGCCAGGAATAGATGTACATATCTGTACCTGATCTAATAACTCTTTTGAAACATGCTTATAAAGCATTTCCATTTGTAGCTCAGTGGCTCCTCGAGGTTTCATTATTTTTTTTCCATAAATTTTTTATACGTTTCCTCTTTAGTTATTAGAAAAAAAGGTTGAGTCCAACGTTCATCTACTGTTTGTAACATAGGAGGGCAATGCCAAACTTGTGTTCCATAGAAAACACATCTATTACCCCTTGAACCTATTATTGTAGTGGGCTCGTAGCACTGTTCAGTCATATAGATACGAGTTCCGTCATCTAATGAATTAGAATTGTAATAAACTACACCAGCTATATCATAATTGGGTGAATCAATATGTTGTTTAAATTGACCGTAAGAAGGAGAAGATTCTACCTCGCTCTTTTTAGTTTTTCTCAAAAAAGATGTCATATGTAATATTTGTATATTTGTTTTTTTTTCAAATGTTTGAATAAAAGTTTCTTTCAACTCTTTAGGAATTTCTCCTGTTTCATGACAAGGCCAACCTTTTAGTCGATCTCCTCCGTAGTGGCCCTTTTGAGATTGCACACTTGGGTTAAAACGAAAATTTAAAAAATTTAAAGCTATAAGACCAAGATCATTTGCATCATAAAAACAATCAATGCAGTGAAACATAAATTATTCTTTTGTTTTTGCACCCATTGAAACTCTAGTAACTTTTATTTCGAGGTCTTGTCTAAAGTCATCCACAGTAGTATCAGTATTGGGATCAGCAACATCATTATCAAAATCAACTTTGCTAGCATATACTTTGCCTGTTCTTTTATGTTTAATAACTTCTTTTGCAGTTGCTGGTATTTTAGGTAAATCACTCATTGTGTACGTCCCTGTCTATTATATTTTTTATTGTGTTGCAACTTCTTTTTTTTATTAGGGCTCTTGCAGTGTCTTCTAGGCCTTTTCCTAGGTTTATCTCTTTCAACAAAATCTTTAAATTTTCTAGCCATGTTTTAAACCTATATTAAATGATACAGAAATTCTACCAATATCTTCATCATGGGGTTTTACAAAATGACTTAAATGAGATGGAAATAAAACAAGTAAATTTTTTTTCGGTTTTATAGTAAAAGAATCACTAAAATTTTTATCATCAATAAAATCACAAACCCAGTTAAAAGAAGCAGCAGTATCATTTCTTACAAAAACTAATTCACCACCCTCTTTAGTTACTTCTAAATAATAAACTCCAGAAAAATTGCTACCTGGGTGCACATGATTAATGTTAAAATTATGTTTATTATTTTTGTTTATCCACAAATTTATTAATTCAAACTTTGTTTTTACTTTTAATGTAAAGTTATCATTTAAAACTTTAGCTGCTTTTTTAAGAATATTTAAATTAATAGTTTCATTTTTTATTGAATTTGTTTGAAAACCACCTACATTTGATCTAAAAATTGATTTACCTTTTTTTTCTTCGACTGATAAAACTTTTAATATTTCTTCGTCCACCTCTGTATTTAAAAAATTATCTACAAAAATAGAATCTGTAAAAATATTTACTCTACCCATTTTCTTGAGATCGGTCTATGAGAGCATAACTTACAACACCTGTAATTTCATTTGCTGTACCTGCTTGCATGGATAAAACATCACTTGCTTCCATCGCCAAAGTTTCTTCTACCATATTAGCTTGAGCTTTATTAAGTTCTTTGTAAGCTATCTTTACAGCCGAACCTCCAGACTTTGTTAACAAGGCGTGGGTATCTACATTACTTGCTGTATCATGAACCGCTTGTAAGTTTTTAACTAGTACAGTTGCATCTGAGGGGCATGTTAAAACTGTAGTAACGTTTGTAGTAGTCAAAGTAAATGTATCGCTTTTGTATCTAATTGTCATGATAAAAACCAGTTAAATGTATCTTGTTCATTTTTTAATTCTTGTTGATAAGAAGTGTTTAACTTATCTTGCATCGTTCGTAAAGACTGAGATACTTGTCTTTGGTTTTCCTCTGTATATTTAGGTGAGGGTTCAGGAATTACTATATCTACTCTTGCCATTAATACCCGCTATGTAATCCTCCAACTCCTGATGTGTGTCTAGCTTGTCTAGGGGCTGGTGCAGGTGCTGGTGAAGTATATTGATCTACTCTCGCTTGGTCTTGGTTTGATACAGGCTCAGAATCTATACGTTGTTGTATTGCTTGTATTTGTTGATTATTTAAATCACTTTGTACTCTTCTTTGATTCATTTCGTAAACTTTTTCAGCTCTTTTTTGAGCTAGCAAATTTGACATATTTAAAGACTTGCCAGTAAGAGCAGATCCTACACTTCCTAAAGCTGCTATGCCTGCTACGTAAGGGTTAGTGCCCATAACAGAATTTAGTATATTACCTTTAATACCTTCTAAACCAATTTTTTTAACTATATAATTTTTAACTTGATCTTCAATTACATTTTCTGCCATCTGTTTAAAGTCTGGTAATCTTGATGGTTTATCATCAACTAAACCCATCGGTTGTAATTCTTCATTAGCAAAACCAGGTTGATAATTTTCAAATCCTGGTTGCGCTTGTACTGCTGCAAGACCAAATGGATCTTGAGCTTGTGCTGTATTGTTAGCATAATCTTGTAAAAATATTTCGTCCATTATCCTCTCATACCATCTGGTTGTACGTCTGCTCTAAAAGTACCAAATCTCCAATTTTCATCTGTACTTGTATTTGCAATTTTTAAACTAGCAAATCTTGCTCTAGCTCTAGTGTCTATCTTATCAGTAGTTGATGTTATTGTAAAAGGTCCTAGTGGTGAGGATGATTCGGTGTCACTTGGATAATCTCTTAATTGAATAGTAACTTGAGCATTACCTTGTAATAATTTAAAATCAGGTACAAATCTTCTCATACTCATAAATAGTTGACCATTACCTTCAATGTTTAAAGAAAAATCTCCAGATTCTATAAATGCTGGAATTGTAGTCTTCGCACCTGTAGTATCTACTTGATCTGTTCCAACTTCATGAGCATAATAAATAGTCCCACCATTTAAATTTGTTACACCTTGAATTAAAGGGAAAGTTGGTGTTGTTGTTGAATTGAATTCAGTTGCGTAAGGTACATCATATAAATTAGCATCTACCCAAGTAGTTCTCGATAAAGATCCTGTTGTCCAAACCCCACTTTGATAATTATAAGTTACACATCTATCATTAAATGATGAACCTGATTTTGGATAAAACCAAGTTAGTTCTTCGTATAAATGATTAAGTCCTACATACACTGATTCACCGTTTTGATAATTAACTCCAAGATTATCTCCTTTGTTTGTGAATACAAAATCTTCAACTTGGCAGGGTAATGATTTTACAGTACCATCATATACAAAAAATCCACCAGACTCACCCATCCAATAAACAGCACCGTTTACATATTTTATAGAATGTTGTCCGATCGCACCACAGTTTGAACCTACTTGTCTTATTGAGAAAGTAAATGGAGGTCCTACAAATTGAATTACGTAAGCAGAATTATCTGTTAAAACTAAAGTATAATCTTTTCCTTTTACAGCTCCAACAATTTTAGTGCCAGAATCTAATCTAAAAGTACCTGCCGTATTAACTGAGGTAGGTGTGTAGTCACTTATATTTTCTTGATCAGAAAATCTTATAAACATTTTATCTTGCGAACCACCACTTCCAACTGTAGTTTCAGTTCCCAACATTAATAAATGTCTATCTCTATCTGATACAAGAGACATTACTGAAGCGGTAGGCGCACCACTTACAACAGTTGCTCTTGTAGTTAGTGCATTGGGGTTTGAGTTAATTGGATTCCATTCAAACGTTTTACCGTTTTTAATCGTAGCTATTAATTTTTCTCCAAAGTTATCTAAAGACCAAGATGCAGGATCAATTGTCAAAGTCGAAGCTAAAGAAGCTTGTCCCCAAGCAGTGTAATATTCGACACCAGATCCAGACGCATGAGCAGATCTTGTTCCCGCAACACCTCTCGTAATACCAGTTAAATCATTTGTAGATATACCTGTGTAAGAAATAAATTCTGTTCCTACTTTAATTGTTCCTGACGTTGGAAATCCAGTTGTTGATGCAAGTGTAATAGAAGTTCCAGAT